GACCTGCTGCGCGGCCTGCGCCATCATGGCGCTGAGCTGCAGCTCGATCTCGGGCGGCAACTTCTCGTCTTGCGGCGGCAGGGGCATACCGAGCTGCTGCTCGATCTTTTGGCGATAGCCAAACCCAACGTGCTCGGCAATGTGCGCCATCATGGCCGCTTGAATCTGCGGCGCTTTGGGGTTCTGCCCGACGAGCTGCATGATGATCGGGTCCTGCATGGCCGAGCTGTGCACTTTAATGTGGGACTCGTGGTCTTGGTACTGAAACGCCTTGAGCGGCTCGCCCTTGAGCGCTGCCATGTTCTCGGAGACGGGGTCCTTGGGTTTCTGGTCATCCTCCAGAGGCACCAGATCAGCCGCGTTCTTGATGCCCAGCACCTCCAGCATCCCCCGGTGCAGCTTGGGCAGGTCGTAGATGTCAGGGGCCATCTGCGCCATCTGGATCACCGCTTGGTACTGCACCACGCGCTGGCTCATGGTGGCCGCGTTGGGGTCGCTCACGGGAATGATCTCTACGTGGCTGTAGTCGGACTTCTTGGCTTTACGTGGCGCATCAACCGGGTCGTAGTCGTAGCTGTCCTCCGTGTAATCCCTAATGAGCCCCGCCAAAAGTTTTAACTCTTGTTTGAACGAGAAGTGCAGACGCGCTGAGACTGCGGTCATCACTTTGAGCTGACGCTCCAAGAGCGCCAACGTAGTGCCCACCGGGGCCTGCGCGGACATGTCCGAGACCTTCATGTCAGCCGTAGCGGCGAACCTGCGGCCCTCCTCGACGATCTTGTCCATGAGCGCTGCCAGCACGGCAGAGGGCTCTTTGTAGGGCAGCGGCAGGATGTTGTCGCGCAGCGCCCCTGAGCCGATGTCTACGTCCCGGAACTCACCCGGCGCGATGGGGGTGTCATCTCCCTTGATCCGCAGGCCACGGGTCTTCAGACCACCCGGCAGGTTAGAGAGCGTTCCCGCATCCACCAACTGGCGCATGATGCTTGTGGCGCTCTTGGCGTAGCCACCGATCAGGTGGAACAGCCCAAACCCGTACGCTCCGAAGCCGGGGATGTACTGGTAGTGCACAAAGTGCTGGCGCTTGAGGCACAGCTTGTCGTCCTCGCTCCAGTTCCTGCGCAGGGACAGCACCTCGTTGCTGCCCTTTAGTATGGTCATCACGTATGGCAGCGTAACGCCAAGGGGCTGGTCGTCATCGTCCATCTCGGTGTGCTCGTCGCCCTTGACCACCAACGCAACGTGGCTCTCGTACAGGGTGTAGCGGTCATCGTTCAAGTCCGAGAACCCCGTCTCCTTGTCCTTGGCTTGCTGGATGTCGGTCTTGCTCTTGTCGGGCTCTGGCAGCTCAATGTCGCGGTAGAACCCCGCTTGCTGGAGCTTGATGATCTCGCTCTTGGTTTTCCTCAACGTGTGCGTGACGCGGTAGCAGGTGTCAAGGTCCGTCGCCCCGTACGGCAAGATGATGTCTTCTGCTGGTATGAACATGCTGACCTGACGGCCCAGGCCGGGGTCGTAGTAGACCTTCTTGAACGCTGAGCCCGTGGCGGGCAGGCTCCAGAGCATCCTCTCGTGCTCTGGGCGGAACTCGCGCATGACCTCGGTCAGCTCGTAGTTCATGTCGTCCTGCACCCGGTCTGCCGCCTCGTCTTTGTCCGGGGTCTGCTTGCCCAGTATCTTGGTCTTGACCGGCCCCTGCGCGGGGAAGGTCTCCGTGATCGACTCTGACTGGAACCTGACCACGGCTTCTGTAATCATGGGGTGGAACACCCCACACGCGCCGTCCCACGGCTCTGTACGCTCCTCGTACTGCAGGCCCAGCAGCTTGATGCCCTGCACGTAGGATTTCTCCCACTCACGGCGTGAGCCCAGGTCATTGGTAATATCTTCGGACAGCTCGCCTGCCAGCGTAGCTAGCTCCCCATCACTGAGTTCTTCTGCAAGGTTCTGGCCAAACGTGTCCTCGTCCTCACCTGGGCGTATGGACAGCTCCATGTCGCCTGCGTGGATGTTAACCTCCTCGGGGTCAATGATTTCGATCTCAATGGGTTCCTCGTCCTGCGCAAGCGCCTCGATGCCCTTGGGCTGCTGGTACAGTGCTTTGTCGATGTTTGTGGCCATGTCATGTCCTCAGTAATACGCTGCGCTGCGGCGTCGAAAAAATCGTGGTGCATCTTGCTCGTCAGTTGCCAGCGAGATGAACCCGCCTTGCCTAAACCTGAGCAGGGCTTGAGAGGTCGTGTCCACGAAGTCGTCATTCTCGCCGTGGGGAAAGGATGCAACCTCTTCAATGACCTCGCGTGCCCAGCGAGTATCTGGAGCCCACACTGTACTTGATGCGAACAAATCAGCAACTGCGTTCAGACGCACGATCTTGTCGTTGCCCCGGCTGGGGTTGGTCTCTTGCACGGGTATGCCCATGCGCCTGAGTTCTTGTATCAGCGGAGCGCCAGCGGCCTTTTTCTCCACAATGAACGCATCGGGCTCCCACTCTTTATAGTGCTTGAGCGCTGCAGCTTTTAACTCCGGGAACTGCATCCGGTCTTTGAACGCGTCGAGCAAAATAATCTGAGCGGCGTCGTTTTCTTCCTCGTTGTAGAACACGCCCCATGTGGTGCAGGCCGAATAGTCAGCGCTGGTCTTGGCCTCAAAGGCCGTGTCCCACGACTGAATAATATAGTCGCAGCGGGGCGGCTCTTCTGCAAGCCATATGCGCCAAGACTTGCGGCTGACAATAGCCGCAGTATTAGATACTGGGTTTTGCATGTACTGCGCGTTCCAGTACTGCGGGTCCAGCGACATCTTCTTTTGCTTGAGCGACTCCAGCGGCCACTGCTCGGGCCACAGGCTTTTCTCGTTGGCCGTGTCCTCGTGCAGTATGGCTGGCAGCTCCACCACCTCCCACGGATCGGCCTCGGGGTTCTTGGTCTGGTAGTCCAGCAAGCGCCCTGTAAGGTCGAGCTTGCCCCAGCGCGTCATGATGATAATGATCGCGCCCCCAGGCATCAAGCGCTGCAGCGGGCCGGTCTGGAACCACGACCATGCCGTATCAAACGCCAAGCGGCTGTTGGCCTTTACGTCTTGCTCTGAGTGAGGATCGTCGATAACAAATAGGTCAGCGCCGCGACCGGCAAGAGCGCCACCCACACCTGCCGCGTAGTACTGGCCCCCAGCAGAAGTGCTCCACTTGCCCGCAGCTTTTTGGTCATCGGCTATTTTGGTGTCAAACAGGTCTTTGTAGTCCTCGCTGTCGATCAAGTTCCTGACCCGGCGTCCAAAGTCCTCGGACAAACCTGCGGTGTGCGTGGCCATGATGATCTTTTTCTCCGGGAAACTACCTAGAAAGAAAGACGGGAACAGGTACGAGCTGAACTCGGACTTGCCCATACGCGGGGCGATGTTGATGATGACGCGCTTTTTCTTGCCCGAGATCACATCACCGAATATACGCGCCAGTTTCTTGTGGTGCGGCCCCACCTTAAAGCCAGGGTACACGGACTTGGCAAACTCGATCATGTCAGTTCTTGCCAGCGTGCGCTTTTTCTGATCCTCGGCCTTATCGAGCAGCTCCAGCGCTTCGAGCTTTTCCTCCAAGGACAGCTTGCCCATGTGCATAAGCATTGCCTTGGCCTGCTCAGGCGTCAGTGTCGGGCTGTTCGTCATTAGGGTTTTCCCCAAGAGGGATCACATCTTCGATGTCTTCGTGCGCAACATCCGTCACGCCCATGAACTTGGCCAGCTTTTCTTTGAGTTTTTTGTCGATCTCGTCTTCCGTGAGGTCTGTCTTTTTGACCTCGATCTTGTCAGTAAAGAGCCCCACCTCTGTGACCTTGCCGAGCAGCCCCAGCGCTTTGAGCCTTATATTGGCGTTGGGGTTCTGAGATTCCTCCACCAACTTGGCCACCGTGTAGCCGCGCAGCTCCTTGGCTTGCTGCACAAACTCCCAGTCATATGCGGTCAGCATCCCTACAAGATGGCGCACGGCTGCAGGCGTTTGTATCTGGGCGAGCTTGTGGTGGGTGCTGTCCTCGTGCGTGACGACCGCGTTAAAGGCGGTGCGTGCGGCCTGCTGCTCCAGCGCTGAGACAGCGGCGTTGGTGTCGGGGCATCCTAAAGATGCAAGAAAGTCTGCGGTTGAGACCTGCGCGTCTATCACTTGCGCGGCGCTGTGCTTTTCGACAGCGCGTGCTTGCCCATCCTCTGTGAGAACGTCTGGTTCAAAATCCAACAAGTGTTCAAGCATGTGCGGGTTTAGGCGCGAAGCCCTTGCTTACCGATGCTGCGGACTATACACTTAGTGCAGCAGTTGTCGCAAGACATTTGCTTTCTCCTTGGGAATGGAAGTTTCCTTTATGCCCCCGGTTGCAACCGGGGGCATTTTTTTGCCTGATGTTGTCTAGCGTTAGACACAGATTACTTG